AGCAAGTACAGGATTTTCTATTATAGGGTATGAATCTAATAAGAAACAATTATTTGTTAAGAGAGATTGTACAGCAACTGAAGGTGCCGATAGTTCAGATTGTTATATATATGATTTTAAATCTAAATCTTGGGTTTTTGCAGAAGATGCATTTACTTCAAATATTGTAACATCTAATTTTATTGAAGACACAACTGGTAAACTCACTTTAGGAATTACAAATAGCACTGATATTGATTTTAAAGAATGGGATGATGATGATACTGGAACTGTTTCTGGAATAAAGTTTAATACTAAAGATATTGATTTTGGGCAACCGGGAATAATTAAAAAAATATATAAAGTTTATATTACTTATAAAAATAATGGAGCAGCCCTGACGAATGATTTGTATTATGCGTTAGATGGAAGTACTACTTTTATAAATACACATTTATCGTCTACATTTAGTAGTTCTATAACTAATTGGGATGTAGCTGTTTGTACATTTAGTACTATAAAATCTTGTCAGAGTATAGCATTTCAGATTAATGCTGGTTCCGCTACAAGATTAAGTATAAATGATATTACTATTGAATATAGAACTATTAATAATAAAAGAGTTAGTTAATGGATAGAGAAAGTAGAAGGATAACTAATTCCACTCAGGCATCTATAAGAGAGATAGACTATTATCCTAGCCATTCTGGAGTTCCAGAGGGAGAGCTTGTTATATCGGCTCCTAAAAATAAACCTTTAAGATTATATAAAAAATTAAATGGACTATTGTGGAAAACTGATTTATCTTATGATGGTAATCAAATTGTAGAAAAAGATTTACAAGTTAATGGAAATATAAATTTATCAAATAAGTTAGTTATAAAAAATTATCCAGCATTTAGGGTGACTGCAACTACAAATCAAGCCTTGGCTAATGGAGCTTATACGACTATTACTTTTGCTTCGTCACAATATGATAATGGTTCAAACTTTGATTTATCTAATGAATATTTCGTAGCTCCTATTAATGGTATATATTCTTTAACTGCTCATATTTTATATGAAGATTCTTTTAGCGAGCATATGGATGATAATGAAAGGCTAGATATAAGAATATATAATATTACTGATAGTTCATCAGTAGCTATAAGTTTACATCACTTCAAGTTTGATTTTCCAGATAACAGATATTTTGCTAATACCTGCAATGTTGAAACTCAACTTAATGCGGGAGATCAAATTAGGGTTGACTCTAATAATACTACTGGTAATACAATAAATACATACAATGGAACTCAAAGACTTTATTCATATTTTACAGGGCATTTAATATGTGCACTTTAATGTGTAATGACAATTCTAAAAACAATAATTTATTATTAGATTAAGGACAGTATTATGGCTACATACGCACAAATGGCAATGGCAGGTCAGGAAGCACAAGATAGAGCTGCTTTTGAAGCCGCACACAATAAAGAACAAGCAAGACGCACTAAAGCTGCAAAATGGGGAGGCTGGGGAAGAACACTTGGTCTTCTTGGTGCTGGTGTAGCAACTGCCGCAACAGGCGGACTAGCTGCTCCAGTAGCTGCAGGATTAGTAGGCTTAGGTGGACTTGCAGGTAGATCAGCTGGCAGAGCTATGGCTGGCGGTAGAGAACGTGATGCAGATAAAAATATAGACGCTCTATTTCATCAAGGCGAACAAAGAAAATTTGGTAAAGAAATAGGTGACTATCAAGCTGGTATGCGTGAGCGTATGATGGCAGATACTGGAAAAGATGCTTTAAGTGCCTTTATGATGGCAAAATATTTTAAACCGGGAATGGATAAAATGAAAGGTAAGTTCCTTGGAAGGTTTGGTAGCCCCGATCAAAAACTAGGATTAATGACTGGTGATCCAAACGCAAGACAAATGATCGATGCGGCTAAAGCACAATCTCAAGCTATTACCAATCTTGATCGTATGCCGGGAGAGGCGATGTTTGATAAAGCCGACCCAAGTACATGGGGAAGAACTCCTCCTCCCGGAGCATCTACGCTAGGTCCAACACCAAGCCCAGCGGGAATTACTAATCCCGTAGGTCCTTATGGTGTAAATCCAGTTCAACAATTTGGTACCGATCCGTTAGGTGCAACTAATATATCCGATCCTTTGTCTGGTCTTCCGTCTCCCTATAGTCCAACTGCTCCAGTATCAAATACTTATGGAGCCGCAGTAGATAGAGGCAGAGCTATGAGTGGTCAAGGAATGTTAAATGATACAATACGTCAATCTTTAGGATTACCAACATCCGTCCCAGATCAAATGGGTGGTATGAATTATCAACAATGGATGGGACAATCTGATAATGCTTTTGAGTCATTTATGAATCAAGGTCAGGGTCAAGAAGGAAGTCTTTTTGATATGATAAGCCCTCATATGCAACAACCTCGAAGAATGGTATACTAATGGCTAACGGTGCAAATCCTTGGTTGTCTTCAGCCTTTCAGAATACTTCTAATCCTAATCAGGACTATCAAAGTTATTTAGAAGGTTTAGGAATGGATATTGACCCATCTAAGGTGGGGAAATTCTTTGGTGGGATAGCAGAAGATTATCAGCAAGATGTTGGTATGGCTAGAGCTGGTTTTGCTCAAGGCATGTCTGGATTACGTACACAGGGTCAAGGTCAGGTAATGCAATTAGGCGGTGGACAGGGCTTGTCTTCTGCTTATAATTCTGGATTTGGAAGAGCTAAGTATGGTATACAACAAGGTCTACAAGGAATAGGACAACAATATGGTCAAGGTCTTCAATCTGGTCTACTTGGATATACTGGTGATTTACAGAGTGCTCAAAGAGGTATGGAGTCTTCATTCAGAGACGTTGCTACAGGATTATTAGGCAGAGATTCTGCTGGTATTAGTTGGGGAGGCGGTGATTATGACCCAGCTAATTGGGGCGGTGCTGCAGAAGGAGGGGGAGAAACTGGTTATGGAGGGGGCACTTGGAATCCAGCAGGATGGACTGGCGGTGATCCAAATGAAGGAGCAACTCACATAGATGGTAATGGACAGAACTGGATATTTAGAGGCGGCAGATGGCGAGAATCATAACAAATAGGTTTAATTATGGCATATGAATCAGGACAATACATAAACGAGTTTCTTAATGAGATGCCTACACTTCTTCTTACTATGCGTAAGATGGATGTAGATCAGATGCTTGCAACAAGAAAGTTGGATCAAGCAGATGTAGCTCTTAACCTAGATCAACAAAAATTTGATTTTGATTCTTTAATAAGAGATCGTCAGATGAGAGTTCTAGAATCTGAATCTGCTTATGGATTAGAAGAACGTAAAAAACAAAGAGCAGAAGCAGAAGCTCAGAAAAAAATGATGCAACCAATACATCAAGCGATGATTAAAAAGAAGAAGCTTGAAGAAGCTATGAAAAGAGAACGGAGTGAATTATCATGGTGGGACAAAGCATCTAGAATTGAAAAACGTGGAGAAGGTCTTGGTGCTGTTATTGGCATGGGTGATAAACCCGGAAGATACGACCCTGCTTCTTCAAAGGCTGGGCAGGTAAAGCCTTGGCAATTAACTGAAGAAGAGCTTATTAAATCACGAGCTGAAGAATCTCTTGGTGTCAAACCAGAAGATATTCTTATGGATAAATTTATTCCTAGCGGAGCTACTCAATTTGAGCAGATGCTTGAAGCTGGCGGTGGTAATCTTTATCCCGGTTCATATGATTATATGATGCAACATCCAACATACGGTCCAAAGATGTCTACATCTAATGAATTATTAGATTTAATGAAATCAGGTTTAATGTCGCAGGCTGGACCTCTTGCCTTAACGCAGGGTCAATAGGAGTTTATTATGGCACTTAATTGGATGGCATCAAGAGAACTTGTTGACAGATACAATGAAGACCCAAGATCATTTACTGATCAGGAAGCAGAACAAGTTGCATCCATAGCTGCGTCTACTGGTTTAGAATTTAAAAGAGAGAGTAGACCATTTTCTAAAGCTGCTTTTGATGCTGCCGATATGGCAGCATTTGGTTTGTTACCAAATGAATGGCGACCTGAATCTAGAGGAGAGTCTGTTTATGGTGAAACAATGCCTGATAAGATATCTGGTGGAGTTGGTTCTATCGGTGGATTATTTGGTGCTGCAGGCGTAGGAAAACTTTTATATAAAGGCGGTAAAGCTGCCTATGGTGCACTTCGTGGAGGTGGTGGAGGAACTGCCGCTGCAGGAGGTGGAGCCGCTGCTGAAGGCGAGATAGTTCGCAAGTCTGCAGAAGGTATAACCAAGACAGGACGTGGCTTACTACCACCTTATGAAGGTGC